TTCGGTCGAATTTCTTCTTTTAAACTGTTCACAAATATGAACCAATAATCATCTTGCAACAAATAATGGTCCCATACATCATCAACAAATTTATGAAATTCTTCAGGTATAGCATCAAGGATCTCTTGTTTAGTAGTTCCTATCTCATTCCAAGGGAAACCAGGAGAAGTTGTTTTATCCATTTCTTTAATGGCTTCTTCTTTTCCTAAAACTTTTGCGTCGTGCATGTAAACACCAAAATGTTTGCACATACATCGATAAGCAAAAGTTGCAGCCTTTTCATCTACAATTGGCTGGGTTTTCCCATATTTATTTAGCGAAATATATGACGCTCTGAGGTTAGGTTTTGGTAAACCATATTCGGACATCATAATGAAGTCCTGTGCCATTTGCACTTCCTCTATTATTGGATCCCTTTTCTTTTTATTTTTCATTAAGGGAAACTTAGGATATTTACATATAAAGTTGAAATACATAGCATCTAAAGCAACTTTATCTGGATCAATAGGCTCATATTTAAGAGGCGAATATGCATATTTATGCAACATTTCCTCTGTGCAAGATCCCCCCGGCAATGACTGCATTTTTACATTTTGTATATACAGTCGGTCATGGTCGGGGACATCTAGTTTAAAGGTTTTCTAAGAAATTCTAAAATTTCATCCGTTACCGGTATGAAACGATTAGATCTCTCTCCTCCTGCACAATGCCATCCTATTATATTTTTATCCTGCAAACTCATCAATGGAGCAACACAAAATCCATAAGTCGTCGACCCAGAATGATGTCCATTAATACCAGCAACTCCTTGAGTGAAGTTGGGTTTTGGTGAGTTATCTAAATATGCGAACATTCCAAATGTTTCACACACCTTAGGTTTCCTCAAAGGCACCGCATTCAACTTTTGCGCCACCTGCACAGGAAATACAATAAAATCATCAATCTGATCAAATTGTACGAAACCTGACTTTGGTTTCAATGTTACGGACGGGAATTTAAAAGCAACAGATGTTTGAGCTACTTTAATGTCTTTAAACAGATCACATTCTTCACTTGTCTCTCCTAGAGCATGTTTCCAAACAATCACTCTATCACCTTGCAAATAACAATTCATTTTAAATTGTCCTTCCACATAACATTTTCCTACTCGACCATTGAAGTCTTCGCTGTTAAGGAAATTATTTCCATTCAGAATTCCTTCTGCAACATACGAATCATGCACAACTTTAAGATTATCAACAACAGAATCAGTAACACCAAACTTTTCATACTTACAAGCTCCTTTATGTTCCAACATGCAAACCTTGCACACTCCGCGTTTCTTAAACTGTTTCTTCAATTGTTTTAGATTTGCAATAGCTTTCTCGCGTCTCACAAATCTCGGTCGTTTTGATACTTTGGTCTTAATAATCTCCTCTCTTTGTTTATCAACTTTAGCTTTAAAACCTTCATTGACAAAACCTTCACGTCTGATTGCGTAACCAGAATATCCAGTTTCTCTTACTCTAAAAGGGATTCGGCCAGCACTATCGGGCTCATAATATCTTCCTCCTGTTCTGTCGAGCTCATTAGTGAACTCGGCATAAGGCAATTCTTCAATGACTTGTCCATCATTTGAAAGAACTTGAATCATATCTTCCGCTTCAATATTTCCACTAGATGATCCTTTGAAGATATCCCAAAATTTTGTGCCTCTAACCTTTTTCTTATGTCGGTTATTTTTTGCTTTACTATGGTTTGACCCTTTTCTATGATCTCCTTCCAAAACTTCTTCTTGAGGTTTAGCGTTCAATGCATTCAGCACTAACGTTGTTCCTACAAAACCAACAAGAAAACACGCAACACCATGGATAGTTTCCCATCTCTTTTTAGCAGTTAAGCATGTTTGTTCAATTTCGGCGGTCCAATGGGCAACTTCAGTTTCATTCAAAACCATACTATCTAAATAGCCATAGCGAATTTTGACTTCTGTCAAAACCAACCAATGTATCGTTTTTCTTAACGTGACACATTCAGTGATAACAGCTAAGACATTTTCCAAAATTGTCTCAACCACACCTTCAGATTTTGCTTTCTCCTCTTTTATTTCTTCATCAGGAGGGGATGCTGTTGCTTTCGCATCTTGTCTAGCATCACTTGCTTCAGCAAAAATCACTGTATCACGGCGATATTGATCAAAAATTTCCATCGGTTTCATAGGTTTTCCAGCCTTCTGGCAAACAACCTGTTTTATAGCAGAAACCGTCCTAGCTTGTTCCAAGGCTTCTCCTTGAACTTTCATAAAACTCTCAGCAACATTTTTAACATGTTGTAAGGTCCTCGGATCCATTGAACTGACTTTTGCTTCTGTAAGTAAAAGTCTCCTTTGTTCATCAATCTCTTCACTAGGTTTTAATGTGACATAATTTCTCAATCTCGTCAAATAAGCCGAAAACTCTGTAGGTGTCAGAGTTGGATGCGTCCATTGAACACGATTCATAAAATATTCCTTACAATTATTATACCATCTATTGGCTTTACCCATGTAAGATTGATCATGTATTTTCAATGTCTCTAAATGTATTATCATTTGAGAAAATCCTAATGCATCAATTTGCTCCACATCAGCAACAACTGGAGCTTTCATTTCGACTTTATTCTTATTCATTTGGCGCTGCATTATATCGGTAGCTTGAATTTCTTCCACTACAATATTAGCTTCTTCTCGCAAATCTGTACCAGTAGCAGCATGCTCTTTATTAGCTTCCACTACCACATCCAAATGAAGTTCATGAGCCAAATCAGTAACTGTATCATCATCTTCCATGTCTGACCACAGCTCTTCACCTAAGGCTCGTTTGGTGGCTTCAAACTCATTCACTTTTGCAGCTTGCTGAGTCGCTTTATAAACATCACTGTTTAACCACCTAGTTTTACATCCAACACACAACTTAACGTATTTTGGATGTCTCATGACACCTGTTAAGGCACAAGCTCGATTACATTCTGGACATCGAACCTTAGGCAGGGGCTTTTCAGGCTTCTTACCTTCAGCCTTACGCTTTTCAGCATCCTTAATTTCCTGCTCGTCATAATTATTTGGAATTTCTGCACTTCCAAATCCTCGTTCAGCTACGTTCGTTGCTTCACGGACTTCATCAGTATCAAAAGAACGTGGAACTTTTATATTTCCTTCTTTTCCTTGAAACCAACGTTTGATGTTTCTCAAGAATCCCCAAGCATCTTCATTACAAAACATGTAACTCCAATACTCTTTACAAGCACCAGCTTTCTTTTTATTCCCAAAGAATAAAAATCCTAGCGCCATAAGAGCACAAAAGCCTTTAAACATTTGTCCTAGTTTAAAGCCGTTCTTCATCAATCCTTCTGAACGGTACTCATATCGCTTGGTCTCACTACGCCCAAAACACCACATCAAAGGTATAAACAGCATAGCAATCACACTCATGGAGGACTGTACAACTAATGAAATCATTGCCATTCTCTGGTAAGTTTCCTTTAGTGACACTAAATGAGCTTTCATTTCTAAATACTCTCTTAGCATCCATCCTTTAGTTCCATGATATTCTCCTTTCCACGCTTCTTTACAATTCGTGTACTCAGTTGGCACCCACGCTGCAAATTTAACACAGTTCATGTTAAAATTAATCAAAAAGGTGCGGGCACATTCCATAATCTGCGCCACTTTAAGAACAATTGTCCCAGCTAATAAAAACCAGGCCAAAGTGTGAATGACTTGTGCATAAAAATTATATTCATAATGTTTTAATTGCACAAACAATTCTTGATCGGGAGACATTCCAACAGTACCAGAGATCCATCCTAAAACAAGGACCATAATTAGTCCTCGACTCACATACGCACTTCGTACACGGAAGGTTCTTGCGCTCATCATATAATGAACACCATAAACCTCAGGATCATCTGGCGAACTTTGCTGATCATGATAGTCTTCACAGGCTTCATCATCAGAAAATTCCATCTTACAACCATCGCTTTGCCTTTCCATACAGGTCCAAGCAACGTTGAAAGAACTGCAGCAGTCGCACAATTTAATAGCGGATTCTTCTCCACTAAGGCTAACTGCTGGGCAAACATCTGCGTATTTCTCATTACAAATATCGCATAAAAGTTTGGATCTATCCAAACCTGTTTGCCTACCTGGGAGGTTCACATGATTGTACTTATTGCACAAATTTTCATGGACCTCATCCAGGGGGTCGACGCACTCAATGAGTGCCTCTAAGGGGTCGACATTATACTGATATAATTGCTTAATCGGTAGACTCTGGGCCATTGCCGACTGAACGTTTTCAGATATAAAAGACGCC